TTGTGGCAGGGTGGGCATATCCGCGTACGCCTCGGAGTTTGGCCCGAAGGTGCTCGCGTTCCAATAATCGTCGGCAAAAACCGGGGAAACCGACGAGTCGGGGACTGCGACGTTGGAGACAATGGAAAAATCATCGGCACCTGGGTAGATGGGGCTGGTCCAGCCAGCCCCGAGGTCTCCGTTAGTACGGTTGAAGGCGTCAAGTACGCTGGTGGTCGGGAAGGCCATGGACCCCCTCTCTTATCCCCCCGTGAACGGGGGGAGGCAGGTCACGATTTCTCCTGGATGTCCTTGTCCACGTCGGCGATGCGGCGACAGGTGACAGGTGGCCCGTCGCAGGTGATGGTATCTGTTTCCTTGTCGTAGCTGGTGCGCAAGCGGCGGCTGGCGGCGAACTGGAGGACCTGGCCCAGGGTGGACGTGGAGATGTCGGGTCCTAGAGTGGTGCGCATCTCGTCAGTGGTGTAGCCCATGTCCAGGATGTGATTGACGATCGCCCCGCGTGCGTTGGCGCTGAGGGTGGAGAGGCGATCGGTGAGAACAGTCAGTGGCAGCCGTGTGTAGAGCGTGGCCAGGGTCGCGAGTGTCTCGTCACTGGCGCGTACCTTGACGACGGCGCGATTGCCTAGTACCTCGCTCTCGGACCAGGCTCCGCCTTCTCCGTAGATCTGGGGGGTCTGGTCATCTATGGCGACGTACCGGGTGGGCCTCTTTGCGGGAATCCGGCGCTTGTAGGGGACGATGAACCAACTGATGGCCATGTTAGTTCTTCTTTCCTTTGGCGTGAGAGCGCGCGGGTCTGTTCGTCGCCGCGCGCGGGATTGCCGGCAGGTAAACCGGCTCGGGTGTAGGACCGAGGACGGGTACGTCCTGCACTGGTCCTCGTGGGTTGCGGTTGGCCAGGAGCGCGATGATCTCTATGAGGATCATCTGTGCAAAGTCGGCGGGATCCTTCTTGCCGTCGTATCCCCAGGTCAGCGATTCGGCTTGTTCCTTGTCGTTGACCAGGTGAACAGTGATAGAGTCGAGATGCCACATGTCAGGTCTCCTTCTCGAAGAACAGGTACTTGATGAGTGCGGCGAGTAGCAGGGAGTCGTGGCAGATGGCCAGGGCCAGCATTCCGCACCAGGCGGCGACCTGCCACGGCGTCATGAGCGTGAACCAGCTCAGGCGCGGGTTGATGGTGATCGACAGCATCCAGAACCCGGCGACCAGGATGAGCGACATTAGAGGATCAACGATGCGCTGACGGTGTACGTCGCGCTGTCGGTGTCGCCGTGTGTGACGGTGACGCGCCAGGTGCGCGGCAACGGGAACCCGGCGACCTGGACGACGTCACCCGATGCTGCGCCTACGCCTGGATACACCAGGTACGAGTGGATCCCCGTGGCGGTGACGGCTGTGGTGGCGGTCAACAACGCCTCGTACACCGCCCCCATCTTGGCCTCGATGCTGAGCGTCAGTGCGGGTGTGGCTGTGACGGCGCTGACGTTCAGGGTGACGAGGACGCCTCGGGCGTTGTAGTTGGTCAGGTCGGCGCTGTTGACCGTCGCCGTGCGCGCTGCGCTGGCTAGTGCGGTGACCTCGGTGTTGGCCCGCTGCCGGTCGTAGGAGCTGGCGTTGTAGAGTACCGGGACGGCTACGGCGTCTTGTGCGTCGGGTATGACCAGTGTGTCGGCTAGAGTGAGTCGGGTCATGGTGGTCCTTTCGCCCTCCCGCGCGAGCGGGGGGGGCCCCTCCCCGAGGGAGGTTATGCAAAATGTCCTCGGATGGCGGAGACATCTCGGTTGATCTTTGCGACGATGTCCTCGATGGCGATCAGGCGCGTGTCGAGGATCTTGAGCCAGTCATCATTGGGCGTTGGCGTCGGCGTGGGCGTGGGGACTGGATCCGCCGTCAGGTTCACGTCGTCAAAGTAGGCGTCGTTGTGCCTGGCGCGCCACTTGCAGGTGCCTCGCAGATACACGGTGATCTTGTCGGCCAGGGCGTCGGCGTTCGCGACCAGCTCGAGCCAGGTATCTCCCTTGCGCCAGTTGGGCGTCACATCCTGGCCGATCCACGGGGCCCAGATGACCGTCTTGGCAAAGGGATCGGTGGCTCCCCATGGGTCGATGCCGATGGTCAGGGCGTAGCTGCCGCCCGACTTGTCGTCGTTCTCGGACCAGAACTGGCCCCAGGCGGAGAGGGTCAGGTGTGCGCCTTTGGTGCAGGGTACGACTTGGAGCAGGCCGGCGTCGTGCGTGGCGTAGGTCGAAAACCACTTTTCGCCTTGCTTGCCGCCGTGCAGGCGGAGGGGTTCGGGCTTGAATTCGGGGCGCTTCCAGTAGCCGTCTGCGATCTCGGTGGGCGTGCCGTTCCTCCAGAACGGGATCCAGCCCTTGGGGCAAGTGAGCTCTGGGATGTTCTCGTAGTTGTAGGTAGTCTCGTCAAGGTGCGGGTTGATCAGGGTCGGTGTGTACACCGGAGTGATCGCCATTATGTCCTCCTTGAAAGAGCTCGAAGCGCAGCGCGTCGGCGATCGCCGGGCGCGCGGTGGATATAAACCGTAGCAGCTTCTTGGCAAAGCGGAAGGAGTTGCGGGGTGTGAACCCTCTCTCCAGCCAGATACGGATGAACATGCCGAGTGCGTCTGCCCCGTCGATGGTGTTGGCCCGCGCGTAGTTTTGGCCGTCTCCGCCGATGACTGCGGCGGGGCCGGTGGCCAGGAGAGCGTTTAGCATCGGGGATCCCGGTGACATGAAGCAGTTGGCGACGAACAGGGTGGATCCTGGCAGGGACACGGTGCGGATCTGCTCGGCGCTGAGTGCGGTTGTCCAGCGATCTCCATACCAGAACGGTTGTTCTGGCAACCCGTGCAACTTGAAGTACAGAAAGCTGTGGCCAACCATCCACGTGGGGCAGAAGGTCTCCACGGTGATCGGTGGCGACAAGAGCGGCTCGCATCCGGCGGCTTTGCGGACGGATTCGCGGAATGTGTGACAGCAGAAGGCCCAGGTCTTGAGCACTCCCCTACTCTTCCTTTCTACTCCCCCACCGTTGGAAAAACTGGGGGCCAGGGCCCGGACTGGCCCCCTCGCTCACGTTATGCGCACCCGGGTCGCGCAGGGTTGCTTAGCTATCAGGCAGCTCGATCAACTGCCACCACTCCGCGCCTGTGTAGATGAGCTCAGCGACATCGTACTGTGCAAGGCTGAGCTGTGCGCCATCGTGGCTGCGGAGTGCGGTATCTGCGATCAGGACGATGTTGGTGGTCAAGTTGGCTATGGTGAGCATCGTGCCGGTGACCATGCCGGTTGTTCCCAGAGTCAGTGTAATCGCGTTGGCCGGGCTGAGGATGTAGCAGTTTGTGGCCGGCGTCAGGGTCTGCGCAGCGGTGGAGGTCTCGGAGTAGGTGCATGCTCCGTACACCAGTTTCTGTCCGACCAGGTTGCCGCCGTTGTTCACGGCTACGACCGGCGTCGATGCGTCCTGGATCTCCAGGATGACGCCAAGTCCTAGCGAGTTGATGACGGCTCCCGGTGTGGCAGTGGCCACTGTGGTCGGTGCGGTCACGACCAGGCCGGAGAAGTGCGTGTACCCGAGGGGCTCGAGGGGCGGCGCGGGGATGGCCGGGAACTTGACCCCGAACATGGTGGAGATGACTATCAGCATGATGACGATGGCCCAGGCGAGCCACTTGCGAGTCTTTTCGTCGGTCATTGTAGGTCCTTTCTATGCGGGGCGGGCGTACAGGCATTCGCTTGGCCTGCTCGTTTCCGCCCCTATGCTAGCCCTAAAAGGGCGTGGGATGCTGAGGAGGCGGGTGGCGAGTCCGTCTCCCCTAGTCAGTGCACGGGGGGGGAGGAACCCCGTGAGTTTTCAAAGCCGTACTCGGCTTCATCCCTTGGCGAACGTGAGCACGACAGCGGCTGCGGCCATGTGGCTGCCGTGGTCGGTGGTGGTCACGACGACGACGGTTCCATCGGCGATCCGGGGATAGTATCTGGTGTGCGTGTTGCCGGCCGTGTCAACAAAGTCGTCGCCGTCGTACTCGGCGGGTACGTCGCTGACGCCAAATGCTGAGCTGGTCAGATACTCGTCGGTGTCGTCGGTGTCTCCGACGATCAGCGTCCCGGCGTTGGCGGTCGAGTTGTTGGCTGAAACGTGGAGCAGTGTGCAATCGAAAGGCGCTGTCCACCGGAAGGTATGGTTAGCGGCCAGGGTGCCTTGAACGTAGCACATGATGGTGAAGACGTTTTCCATGGTGCGGGTTATCCTTTCTGGGGCGCGTGTCTACCCCTTGGCGAACGTGAGCATGACGGAGGCGGCTGCCATGTGGCTAAGGTGGTCGGCAATGGAGACTACGACGATGGTGCCGTCAACGATGCGCGGGTAGTAGTTTGTCCAAGTCAGGCCGGCCGTGTCAACAAAGTCATTTCCGTCGTACTCGGCGGGTGTGCCGCTGGTGCCAAATGCCGAGCTTGTCAGATACTCGTCTTTGTCTGCCGAGTCTCCGATTTCGAGCAGACCGGCATAGGCGGTCGAGTTGTTGGCCGAAACGTGGACGAGTGTGCAATCGAAAGGCGCGATCCATCGGAAGGTATGGTCTGCGCCCAGCGTGCCCGTGATGTGGCAGAGAATGGTAAAGATGTTCTCCATGCCAGGTCCTTTCTGAGACGCCCCACCGGGGCCGTCTCTACGGTTCCCGCCTGCAGGGTCGCGGGCAGGTAGGGCCGGGGCCCCTGTCGGTGGCGGGCGACAGGGCCCCGGCAATCGGGCCAGGGGTGCCCTTGGGGCACCAACCCGGGGGTTAGATGTTGCTCTTGTACAGGCCCCTCCAGTCGACGGGGCCTGTGGCGTAGAAGAAGCGGACCTTGACCGGCATGGTGTCGTTGGAGAACATCAGGCCGGCAGTGGGGTCGGCTACGCTGAAGACCTCGGGCTGCCTGCCGTAACGGAAACCGAGCCCGATGCTCGGCCACAGGCGCGGGTCGGCGACGGCTGCCCAGTTGTTGGCGTTGGTCCACATGTCGATCACGATCACGCGCTCGCGCGCAGCGCGCATGCGGGCATCGTGTGCGTCTCCGGCTGCTTCCGGGTTGTCGCCGTAGTCGGCGGATCCCGGTATGCCCTCGGTGCCGAGGATCTGCAGGGCGGTCATCTCGAGCTCGTTGGGGACCAGGAGATAACGCGGGGCAGTCAACGCGCCCAGTGGCTCGCTGGAGTTGGTCTCTGCTTGCGATCTCATGGCGATGCGGACGGCCTGCCAGGTGGTCCAGGACAGGGCCGTGGTGCCCAGGTTGCTGTTGGAGCTGTGGAACAGGGCGCGGGTGCTGGAGTCGTTGTAGTAGATGTCGGGGCCGACGCCCGAGCTTTGGGTAAAGATGTTGGAGATGGCCTTGGACAGGGTGAGCCATGCGGCCTGCGCGAGTGCGCGAGGGGCGGCTGCCAGGCGGCGGGTATCGTCTTTGTCGATGGCCTCGATGGTGAGGCCCAAGTACCCGCCTTTCTTGACGAACGTATCGCGCTGCGCGATGTCGTTCCAGGTAAGCTCGGTGTAGGCCGCGCCTTCGGCGACGGTTGGCAGCTCGCCTACTCCGCCCAGGGTGATCCAGCGGATCTGCTGGAGACTGTTGAAGTCTTCCATGGTGACAATGGGGGTCCACCATTGCGGGTATTGCGCAAACTCGATCATCACCCGCTTGTTGAGGACGTTGGCCACCATCTGCGCCATGGTGCTGGCGGTGACGTTGGCCAGGTAGACGCGATCGCGCTGGAAGACACCGCTCATCTCATAGTCCCCGGACAGGATGTGGTACAACTCTCGCAGCCCGGTCAACGGCTGGATGCCGTCTGCCGGCCGTACGCCGGCCAGCATGGCCTCGACTGCGGTCTGGACCTGCTCGATGCCGGTGCGCCCCAAGTGGAGCGCAGCGCGTGGCGGCGTGCCCATGCCCTGGATGGTCTGGGCTTGCTCGCGCTCTGCCATCTGGGCGGAGAGTGCGGCGACGGTGGAGGTTGCGGTAGCAATCTGGGTCCGCATGGTGGCCATCTCTTGCTGGAGACTGCTAAGATCGAGAGTGGGTACATTCTCCGGCACCTGCGGCGGTTGGAGGGTTCCGTTCTCGTCCATTGGAGTCCTTTCTGCCGGGGTTGCCGGCTGGGGGGTCAGCGCTGCGCGGACGTAGCCGCGAGCGCCCGGGCTATAGACAAAATCCACGCTCTCAACGTGGTGGATCGCTTGTGTGCTGATAGTCCCGCCTTCCTCTTCCTCGCTGAGTGTGTGGTAGAACACGGCGGACAGGCCGATGGGTGGGGTCTCGCGACCTGCTGCTTTGTCAGCTAGGACCTGGTCGATGACGGTGCGGACAAAGACAGCCGGGCTGCCCGGTTCGGTGTCATAGAGGCGGATGGTGCCACAGATCGCTTGGAGAACCGGATCGTAATACACGGAGTGCGTGACGCCTACCAGGTTGCGGACCTTTGGTGACTGTCGCTCGCCGAACAGGCCGAACTCGTCGGGGTGGTCCAGGTAGCAGGCGATGCTCTCGAATAGGGGCGTGGCTGCTTCTAGCACCTGGGGCGGGATCGACCATCTGGATGGCTGGTTGTCTGCTCGCATCACCGGGCCGGCCTGAATGAAGACACAATCATACTCGCGGCGGTGGTCGGTCTGCGGTGAGGTTTCCTCGTAGGGTTCGACGCCTGCGAGTAGTATGATGCCCGGTGCTCGTGTGGGTGTGGCGGTGATGTAGGCCTCTCTTGTCTCGGTCATGGTGTGCCTCCGGTGAGCAGCTTGGTGATCAGTAGGATGACGCCGATAGCGACGGCGATAGCAACGCTGTAAAGAATGGCGTTCGTGAAACCGCGACATCCGTTGAGGCCATCGTCATATTCCATGAGTGGGGTGTTGGGCATTATCGTTTCTCTTTGGCAGGCTCATCTGCTATGTGTGCGAGCAGGTAGGGCGCTGCGCGCTTGGTGGCCCCGTCCTCGTAGGCGATGGCGGAGATGACAAAGAGGAAGACGGGCTGCAGGGCGCCTATGAAGAACTTGACGTCGGTTTGCACGCTGATGCTGGTGTACCTGCTGGCGATGAAGATGATGGTGGATACAAGGACGTCAAGGATCAGGACCCAGAACTTGCGGCTGCGGAGTAGCAGGCGGATGGGATTCATTGTGTTGCCTCCTGTGTGGACGTATCGGGAGAGGGTACACCCGGTGGTGCCGGCGGCGGCAGGTTGGCGATGATGGCGGTGAGTTGCTCATCGGTGAGGGCCTCGCCGGCGAATTTCATGGTAAGCTGCAGGGCCGTCTTCTTGTCGATCCACCCCTGGATGGCCAGGTAGTTGACGGCCTGGGCGATTTGGTTCGCCGCGCTGGCCAGAGAGACGTTATCTGCGCGCGCGACCTCGGTGACGTTTGCGACAAGCTCAAGGTCCTGGTAGGGGTCAACGTGACGGAGTGCTGCCGCTCGGCGATATGCTGAGCTAGCCAGGTCGATGAGTTGGCCACAGAGTGCAGTCTGGCGCTCGGTGAAGAAGCGGGAAGTTGGCTCGCCCATCTCTTTAGCGGTCGAGTAGTTTACTGCCTCGCCTTCTCCCATATAGTGGAGAGCTACGTTTGTGCCGGTGGCCACAGCCAGGCGGAGGATCTGCCCGTCCGCGCCGGCCTCGTCGGCATTGACCTCCAGGTTGTGCATCTTGACCTCTTCGCCTGGGCCATGCACGTAGATGCCGGCATCGAGGGGGTCCTGAGTGCGCAACTGCTGGCGCTTCTGCTCCACGATGGTGTCGTCGGCTATCTTCAGGTCCATGATACCTTGTCTCGTCCGGATGCGGTTGAGTCGCACCCGGTCCTTGAGCCATTCCTGGTAGCGCAGTGCCCACGGCAGGACGGGGTTCAAGTCTGCTTCGCCCCGCGTGGCTCCTACGGGGCGATTCACGGCATAGTGGAGCATGACGGGAGGCAGAGCACCTCCGCGTGTGAGCTTGAAGGCGTTGCGGTGTCCCGGCCCGTTCCACCAGGTGAGCTGCGTCGCGGTGGCGGGTAGCTCGCCATAGCGGGTCTCGATCTCATAGTCGTTGTCTGCGGTCTCGATGGCCTGGATGCAGGAGGCGGGGATCAGGCGCACGTAGGAGATGCCGTCCAGCCGGTTGGTGTGCAGGGTGACGAACACTTCGCCGGAGCGGGTTAGCTCATCGCACCATGGGCCGAGGCGCGTATCCATGTGATTCTGGGTATGCGTCCACCAGGTGCGGATCCAGGCGTCGACTTGGGGGTTGGTGCTGGAGATCGAGATGCCGTTGCCAACGACATACGATCTGACGAGGGTGACAACACGACGGATCAGGAAGTTGCGCTGCCAGGCCTCGAGTGCCTCGTCCAGGTCTACCCGGCGCTCGCTCCAGGAGCGGTCGAGTGGGCCAGGCTGATGGGATCCCCATCCGGGTGAGTCGTCCACGTGGACGGTGACGGCTGCTGTGGCAGCTGGCTTGGTGGGTGGGTGTAGGAACGCCTGGAAGCGGTCTCTGAGTGTGGTCATTGGATCCTGTGTGCCTTGGGTTTGGCCAGGGTGCAAGCTGCACGGGTTGGGGCAGTAGGTTGTCCGGACAGGGTGCACCGCATAGCGATCCCTGTGGTGCCCGTGTCGCGTTTCTTGTTCCGGCTTTTGGCGTAATTGCATTCTCCGCAGGTGTTGTGGTCAGGGACGGATGGCATTGGATGTCCTCCTCTCAAGAGCTGAGAGATTAACCAGGGTAGCAGGGCAGGATAGGCCAGGGAATGGGGATAGGTGACTGGGTACATCTGCGATGATAGGGCGACTGCCCCACTGGTCGACGTGGTAGTTGTGCAGGTAACCTGCATCTAGCGCCTGTGCAATGAGCGATCCGTGCGGGGTTGTGAGTAGCATGGTGTCTCCACAGTGGATGGAGTGAGTGGTGTACTGGCTCACATCCACAGCAAGCCAGGGTGTGTTGTGTGTGGAGAAGATCCCTCCACAGTACAACGGCTGAAGTGCGAGAGTGTACACGGTCGCCACTCCTAACACCATCTTGGATCCTCCGCCGAGAAAATCTGTTGGAGGGGTATGGGGTTTTGGGAATTAGGATCGAGGTACTGCTGCTGTTGGGAGGGAAGGTGCATGCTCATGCAGATCCTCCCTGGGAAAAAGTTTCGGGAACAAAGGTGGAGCCCGGGCCGTCATCCGGGGCGCGCGCGGCGCGTACTCGCGCCGAGTTTATCCGCGCGCCCTCCTCATCCCCTGGGGCGGGCGCGGCAGCGTTCTGTGCTGCCGAGCTTTTTCCGCCCGCCCCATGCCCGGGCGGCGGCTCCCCTTTTATTTCCTGTTTATTGCCGCCGCCCGATCCCTCCTCCAGCGGGACGGCAACGAGATCGAAGAGCGTGCGACACTCCGGGCAGATGGCTCGGTATGCATAGGCGTGTACCTCGATGGCCAGGTCGCAGGCCGGGCAGTGGACGTAACCGGGTATGCAGGGCAGGGACGTAGGTTCTTGGGTCATGCTGGCCTCCTGGTGTTGTCGCGGACCTGACGGATGAGTGCCAGGCGCTGCTCCGTGCTGGGCTGCGGGATGGGATGGTGCAGGCAGCGGTCGCAGTATTGTTGTGGCGGCTCGATTGGGATGTGGCAGCGGCGGCAATGCGAACAGTGTCGGTCGCGGCGGGTGAATGCTCGGTTGTTCACCGGGTTGGGGTTTGCCATGTTACCTCCACCTGGCCGCGTCGATGGCGTCCAGCGGGTCAGGGACTTGGACCACGTCGCTGGTGCCTGTCCCGGTCCACCCCTGTGCGTCGATGATTGTGCAGAGCGCTGCGCTGATGAGCATGTCGTCGTGGCCGTGGGAGATGATGCCGTCATAGGCAACCGGCTCCCAGACGCCCCACTTCATGGCCTGGCCCGGGCCCGCGCTGCACTCGTACTGACAGTGCTCGAGCTCATACCAAAACTGGGCCGTCTCGCTGGCCTGGTCGGGCACGTACTCGCGATAGCGCCCGGTCTCGATGACGCCGACAAAGTTCCATCCGAGGTCGGACTTGACCTTCTGCGAGAACACGACCGGGATGACCTTTTCCCCGAGGCTGCGGACCAGGAACGATGCCAGGCCCGCCCCGATGCCGGTGGCGTCGATGATGATCCAGATGGGATGCCAGGTCGTGGCCAGGCCGACGATGGTCTCGTGCAGCGTGGAGTGTCGGGCCCCCATCCAGCGCGCACGGTCGATTGTGCGGTAGACGGGCAGCAGCCCGGGGCGCGGCTCGATGTCCACGATCGTGAGGGCGGTAGCGTCCTGCTTGCGATTCTCGGATGTCTGGCGGGCGAGGGGATCCCCTGGCGTCTCCGTCTCGCCGGCAACGTCGATCAGGAAGGCGTAGCGGTGGCCGGCTTCGGGCACCCGCTGGCGCTGGTGATCACCGTGGACCATGGCGCACCTGGCCGGGCTGAACAGGCCGCCCTGCGCGTCGATGGTCTCCAGATAGTACTGCGTTTTGATGAGGGGATGCTCTCGGCCGAGGCGCTCGACCTGGTCGTGTACGAACGTTCCGTACTGCGGGACCTCAGCGCCCACGGCGTCGGCGTCGTAGGTAAACACCCTGCGCTGGCCGTCCGCAGCTTGCAGCCGGCCCAGGGCGAGGATCACCTGGTTGAGCATGGTCTGGCTGGTCCAGGCCGTGCCCCAGAAAACGCGCGTCGCGTTGGTCGAGGCAGCCATGGGTGTAAAGTCCTTGTCCCACTTGGCCTGGTCGATGTCTTGGGCCTCATCTGCCTCGAGGAGCAGGTCGGCGGTGGCGCCGACGACGTTGGAGGAGGGGTCAGCCGAAAAGAACATGGCCCTGGCCCTGCCGAGCTCGATGATGTACCCCTCGCGCCTGTGGTACTGGCCCGCGTTCCACGGGTTGTTGAGGCGGTCCAGCAGGCGCAAGATCGAGTTGATCGTTTGCGGCTTGAATGTGGGGGACGCCTTGACGATCTGCCCGCCTTTGCGCTGAAAAAGGTTCAGCAGGTAGGCCTCGAGTTGACCACTGAGCTCGTTTTTGCCTGCTTGCCTTGACATCATCACGGCGAAAGTCAGCCCCTTTCCCTCGAGAATGCTAGCCAGGATGGCTCGCGCTGGCTCGAGTTGGTACTTGCGCAGCGGCTTCTTGGTAACGACCTGGCTGAACGTGTGCATGTCGCTCAGCCAGGCTTTGATGGCCAGTGTGAGCGGTGAGGTCACAGTTCAACACCGATCTCCGCCCCTACCAGGTCAAGCGCCTCACTGATGGCCGTGGCCAGTGCCGGATTGACGTTTCCGGCGTCTTGGCCTTTGAGCAGGTGCGCCAGGCGGGACACCAGTTGACCCTGCAGGGTCCCGAGTCGCGCATAGTCGGCGGGCTCCAGGTCGTCCAGGTGGCCGTCGATGTAGGCGGCGAGCTGGTCCAGGCGGCGCGCGAGCTGAGCGGTGATGGTCGGCAGGTCTGGGGCAGAGTAGGCGCCGTGCCTGGTGGCGTTGGTGTTACCCTGTGGTGCGCCGGCCCTTGATCCGCTTGCGTGAGCTGCGCACCTGGGCGGGTCGGTGTGGGCTTGGGCCCAGGCTTTGCAGGGGATCCCTTTGGCGGTGGTTGCCGTGCATCTTTGCATTGTTTGCCTCCAGGGCTTCGCCCTGAGGGGCCTCAGCCCGAAGGGTCAGCCAGCGTGCCAGGTGGAAGAGCGTGCGGTAGAACATCTGTGCGTCCTCCTGTTAGTATTGTACCGCGTTCTGTGCGTTTCGTCAAGATTCTGGGGCCGTTTCTGTGACGAGACGCACATCATGCGCCAGTCGTGGCGACCAGTAGGCAGACACTTGCCTGCGATGGAGCGCTACACCCCGCCAGTAGGGGCACCGGACATCTGCCAGGTCGCACTCTGGCAGTGGGCATTCGAGGCAGAGTGTGTCCCGCTCTGTCAGCTCATTTCCTCCTGGTCTGTGGCTCGTGTGCTTTTTCATTGGCTGGCGCTAGTGGCCTCCTAAGGCAGATAGACGATCTCGAGCAGTGGGTTCTTGAAGATCCCGCGCACCGTGCGCAGGACCATGGGGTCCAGTCGATGTCTGAGCCACTCGCTGCCGTAGGTGTCGCGGCAGTGGATGGTGGCGATGTTTCCCTCCATGACCATGGCGATGCCGGCCAGCCAGGTGTCGAACGCGGTCCTGGTCATTTGCATCTGGAGCTCGCCGAGACACTCAACCCATTTCTGCGTAGTCTCTGGGTTAGTCTCTGGTAACATGGGGCCATTTTGGCCCTCTCCATTGGGCCACTCTGTCCCCATCGATGGGGCCAACTTGGCCTGCTCCATGGGGCCATTTTGGCCCCATGGGGGGGCTGTGAGGGCGTCGGCGCGGGCCTTGACCACGGTGTACCAGTTGGTCTGATCGTACTGGTAGAGGTTGTAGTTGGCGACGAGGAGCAGGTCGCGCGCGCGCAGGCGGGCGATGATGCGTTTGATGGTCCTGGTGCTCCACCAGGGCATCTGGATTTGCCATGATTTGAGCGTGTTCCAGATCCACCATTGGCCATTGTGGTAGTGGCGCAGGTCTCGCTGTCGGCGGTAGTGTTCGCACCAGAACCAGCACTGCTGTAGAAAGAGTGCGTCATCCAGCCCGATGGCTATGGCCAGGCTGGGCAGGATCAGCATGGGCGGCTCGTCTAGGAGGTTGGAGCTCATGGCCTGGCCTGGCCGAGGTCCATGTACTGGAGGGTCAGTCCGGCCCAGTTCGCATCAGTGGCCGTGACTGTCTCATCGATGCGCCCTGTTGCGACGTCACAAAAGCAGGCGAGAAACTCGGGCAGCGTGCGGGGATCTCCGCCCGGACCTGCTGGTCCGCCGTCTTCCTTCCAGCAGTCCATGATAGCGCGGTATTCTGGCTCGGTTGCCGGCGTGATGGGGATGAACTTGCATTCTGTGCGGTCGTAGATTTCGAGCATGTTAGTGCCTCCGTGCGGTGGTCGGATGTACTCATCCGCACTCACCGCCTCTTGTCGGTCTCGGGATCGCGGTAGCGGCGTAGCAGTGCCATGGTCAGCACAACGTTCTCCTGGGTGACGATGACGCTGTGCTTCTTCAGGATGGCGTCGACGACCCTCCTGGGGATGTTGTACTGTGCCTTGGCCAGAATGTGGACGGTATGTTTCCAGTTGGGCGTTGGCATGCTTTCTCCTTTCGCGGTACAATGCAGGTGTGGCCCGGCCGGGTGTAGGGCCCGGCCGGGTCTTCTGCGGGTGAGTACCGCGGTGACATCGTTAGCTTTGCCGAGGAGGTGGGAGCGATGTTACTGCGGCTGGTAAGTGACTTTCTTACGGCTCGGCGTGCGGCTGGGTTGTCTTCTCAAAGTCTGCGTACTTATGGCTGGCATCTCGCGCGGATGGTCGCGTGGCTCCAGGAGCACGACGTTCTGGAGCTGGCGCAGCTGGACCGCGCGCTTTTGCGTTCCTGGGCAGCGGCGAACCGGGACCACTGGGGGCCGGCAACCTGTCGCTCGGCGATCATGGCTGCGCGGGCGTGGCTCCGTTTCATGTTCGAGGAGGGGGTGATCACCGTCGAGCTCGTGTCGGCCCTGCGCGTGCCGAAGGTCCCCCAGCGCGTGCAGCGCGTGGTGAATATCGAGGAGATTGGTCAGATGCTCGCCGCGTGCGATCGGTCGTGCGCTCGCGGCGTGCGCGACTTTGCGCTGCTGAACATTCTCATCGACACGGGCCTGCGCTGCTCGGAGGTGTGCCGGCTGCTCCTGAAGGACGTCGACGTGGAGCGGCGTGTGGCGGTCGTGCTGGTGAAGGGCGGGGACCAGGGCTTCGCCTATTTCGGTGATAGTACTGCAGCGGCTGTGATGGCGTGGCTGGCCGTGCGCGTGGCCGGGCCTGCTGTGGGCGAATTGTTCGTGAGCGTGGGGGGCCTGACGCCGGGATCCCGGCTGACCTCGCGGGGCCTGCGGATCGTTGTTCTCCGGTGCGGAGAGCGTGCCGGCATCGGGGGTGTGTGTCCGCATGCGTTCCGGCGCGGGATGGCGACGATCGCGTTGCAGGCCGGTGCTCCGAGCCGTGTGGTGCAGGTGGCTGGCCGCTGGAGCGACATCCGCATGGTGGAACGGTACTCGCTCAGCTTGCGCGGCGGCGGGATGTATGACCGCTGGAGTCCTGCCGACCTGGCGAATGGAAAGAACGGCGAGTAGTAGGCAACAAAAAGGGCCGTTCGCGTTACGTACGCGAACGGCCCATGGTTGTGCGTGGTAGGACGCCCGATCAACAGGTATTGACGGCCCCGAGGCCTTGATCCGTAAACCGACAGTTTACGGTTCAAGGTGGGATAGCCCGCTGGCGCTCGAAGGTTGGTGAACCTCAACCGGTTGGTTGTAGGTTCGAGTCCTACTCGAGGAGCCTGGCGGGGATGCACTACCATGGGCTAGAATCTCGATTGGTAAGGTGCACCTGCCACCGGGGGGCGTTCGCGCTCACGACGCGGGCGCCCTCCTATTTTGCCTCAGGAGTCCTGCTGTTGCTCGATCCATGTCTCTAGCAGAGTGCGGATCAGCCACGACATTGGAGCGCCGGTGCGCCTGGTGAGCGCGTCCAGCCTGCGCTTGAGCTTCGGCGAGACCCACCCGCTGACTTTGACTACGTTTCTGTTATCCAGGACTTCCTGGAGGCTGGGGTATACTACGGTCTTGTCCATGTTGCCTCCTTGTGGCAGGTTGCCCCGACTATGCTGCTGGGGATGTCTACATGATACCATATAAACCCCCGAGCAGCGTATCGGTCTGGTGAAGTTTCCCCTAGAAATGGAGCGCTCGATGCGTTGTTCCTCCTGCGGTGCTGAGTTCGTCCCGAGGCGCCCGGGCCATCGGCTCTGCGATGCGTGCTACTGGCGGGGGCGCCGCCTGCAGCGCGTGCATCCACGGCTGATGTGGTTGGAGTGGTGGTGGATCCCGCTGGTGATCGCGGTCGTGGTGCTGGTCATCCACCTGGTGGATCAATAACGCGCCAGGTTGGGGGTCCCTGGCGCGTCGTGGTGGGGTCTTGGCGCTAGCGTCGAGGATCGGCGATGATCCAGACCTCGTCGCCGGCACCGTACGCGCCATAGTGCGCATACTCGAGGCCTTTGCCGTCCACGGCTGTACGGAACGGATCCCAGTCGCCGGTGCGCTCTGCCTTGGTCAGGGCTGCGCCGATGCCGAGCGACCGGGCCAGACCGTGCAGGTTGTTGGCGTCGAAACGCGATGCCTGGACCACCTCGCCCAGGTCGGCCTGGACGACCCTGGCAGCGGCCTGTGGCTCGACCTCGTCGGACGGCAGCCAGGTGTTGCCGTCGGGATCTGCGCCGTTGTCGCCGTACAGCGCTGCGTCCTCGCCGAGCAGTGACCAAGTCTTCTCCATCTCGTTGCCGGTCAATCGTAGTGCCTTCATTGCTGTTCCTCCTGTTGTGCCCGGCTTGGGTCGGGATGCCGGGCGACCCGCATCGCGCGCTGTCTGCGGCTAATAGTCGTCCCAGTGCTTCGTGCACAGGTTTTGGCCTGCTCCCGGGTTCCAATCCGCTGGTGCGCCGCACTGGGCGCATCGCCCGTCCGGGTCAGCTTGGCCATACGTGGTACCTGCCGGGCAGACCTGCTCGCCTGCTGGAGCACTCCCGTGCACGTATCCGGCACTTGGCCCCTCGGCCTCGGTGTTGTGAATGTTGTAGTCATCGGAGCCGATGCCCCCGATGCCCAGCCCTGACGACACGTCCATGCTGGTTTGTGCGTTCAGACGCTTAGCCTCTGCCTGCGCCTCCCTCCTGGTCATGGTCCCGCCAGCGCCCACAAACCAACGACCACGAGACTGAACGTACAACGCCTTGTATTTCATCGAACCTACCTCCATCTGCCCGGTGATTGCGGGACGGGCTGCCCGATGCTAGATGCTGTGGTCGTGCTAGCTCGCGTAACTGCACGTGCCATCATCTGCCTGCACCACGACTGACACATCGCTCGTCAACTCCACCAACCACCACGTTTCGTGGTCGGTGATCGTGGCGTCTGGGTTTTCAATCCCGGCGAATTCCTCCGCTAGTTCATGCGCCATTGTCTTGTCCATTGCCATTCCTCCCTGTGCCCGGTGATGACGGGTCGGGCTGCCCGATGCGCTTACGCCACAAACACTCTCGACGTGTTGTGACCGCCGAATCCGCAGTTGTAGTCAGCATAGACGTGTCCGCCGTCGTATGCCAAGCCCTGGAAGACCATTACCTTGCCGCACGTTTTGCAGATGTGTGATTCATCATTCGCCAACTGCTGCACTCTCTCTTCCGAAACGTACTTGTCCATTGCCATTCCTCCCTGTGCCCGGTGATGACGGGTCGGGCTGCCCGATGCGTGCGTTAATTCCATTATACCACGTTACGGTTGCGGGGTCTCCAGCGCTGCTTGGAGTGCAGTGAGTGCGCTGATCCATCCTCCACCGTTCGCTGTTTGGACCAGGTTGTTCGCTTGCTTGTGCGAGAGGCGCCCTGCGGCGATGGCGGGCCCGGCGAGCTGGTAAAACAGGCTCATGCTCAATCGCTGGCCCTGCGCGGTGGGTGGCTCGGCTGGCTGCGGCTCTGGCTCCATCGGTGCGCATCCCGCGCCCTCGGGCAGATTCAGCGGCTCATCCGGGAGGTCCACGCCTGCGAAGGGATCGGCGTCGTCGTCCACCGGCGCGCTCGCGGCTGGTGGCGGCGACTGGGGATCGTCGGGCAGGTCCACGTGGACGCTCTGGCCGCGGTCGCTGGCCAGGTGGTCCAGGGCGTCGTGGATGTCGCGGAGTTCGCAGAGAATGAGGTTGAGCAGGTCCTCGTTGGCTGTCTCCGGAGAGTGTGCAGTGCTGGCCAGAGGCTCCAGGCTGGTGACGTCGCGGTACGGGTTGCCGCGTGACGTCTGTTTCTCGCTAACGGTGTATGAGGCCCAGAAGCGCTTATGGACCACGATGCCCTTCTCGCTCTGCGGATTGATGTCTACATCGGCGAGCATGGCCAGGTCGAACAGGACCAGGACCGGGAACTGGAGCCGGGTGTCACTGCTGAACAGTTGTGCCACGATCCGGCCGGCCTTGGTCGTCGCGAACTCGGTTCTGCTGATCATTGTCCTGTCAGTCATTGGGATCCTTTCTGCCGGGATAGGCTCCCGGCGGGCCTGAGCTTAGTCTCTGAACAGCTTGTTGCGGCCACGCGTCTTCGGGTCAGCAGGTAGAGCGTCGTCTGCGGCTTGTCTGCTGTACGTTTCTTTGCGCCGGCGGATGGCGCCTGCCGGTTCGATCCAGGTGCGGGCCTCGGGTTGGAATCCCCGGCCCTCGAGCCATGCGACTGCGTCGCGGTGACTTGGCGTTTTCGGCGTGCGTCGCTCGCCATTCTCCACGATCTCCACCAGCTCACCGTCTCCGTCCAGAATCGGCGATGTAGCTCCGCCAGAGGTGTGAAACTGAACGATCAACTGGATCTGCTCCGGCTGCTGCGCCAGGGACTCGGCCGCCAGGCGCAGGATCGCGAGCTTCTGCCTGAGGTCGGCGGGCAGGGGACGGCAGAGGTCAGCGGTGATGCGGGCCGCAATCTGCGCCAGGCCGAGACCGTGCTGCTCGGCCAGCTTGTGCGCATGCTGCTGAGCGAGAACGGTGATTGCGATGGCGCCGATGTGCTTGCAGGGGATGACGTCGTGGAGGAAGTTCTGGCCCTTGCTGCGGATAAAGTCTACGCAGGTGCACTGATCCAGGTCACGCGTCACCAGGTATTTGGTGTCGGCGTTGGACTGGCTGCGTACCTCCCAGGTGCCGCTGGCCAGGCGGGTCACGGTCTCGGGCGTCTCTGCGATGGCCAGCGCCTTCGACTTGCGGTTCTCGGTGAGTCGTGCTACAATCTGCTGAGCGTCCATAGCAAGTCTCCCTTCCTGTGGATGTGGCCTGCCGGGTGTTGACGCACCCGGCAGGCTGTTTCGTCTAACCGAATTGTACTACTTGCCTGCTAGAGTTCATCCAGCCGTGGACACGCTCTATGCCGCTGCTGCCAAGTAGCGTCAAATCAAAGTAGCAGAGAATGGTGTTTTCCTCTGCTGCGTCTTCGACAAGTCGGCGCAGGTCAACTATGAACCATGCATCTCCGCGGTAGCACGTTCCGATTACCGCGCCACACTTTACGCATTCCGTGATACCTATCACAGTGTGGTTGTTTCGACCGACGTATGGTCGTGTCCGTCGTTTCTTGCCACACGCTGCGCATTCCATGAAAGTTTTCCTTTCTCTGTCAACTTTGGCTTTACCCGCTTGCGCGTTCTGTTGCCTTGAGCATCCGTCTCTCTGGTCGCACCCAGTAGACCTTTGCGACTCCGGCGTTACCCCCGCGCGTCGTGCCGTCGGCGTTTCTTTTAACTATCCCCATTCTACCACACTCTCGGCCCAAGAAGAGTTACAGAAGCGTTACAAAAGCATTACAGAATTGCAACTATTCGCCCCCACCGACGACACCACAACCAGGTCGCCGTTCAGGCGACCGACGCCTGCGCGCGACAACCAGGGAGCCGTTCAGGCGACCGACGCCTGCGCGCGACAACCAGGGAG